ATGTTTTGCGAAGAAAAAGTAGCTCAAATGGCTGCATACCTACTTCTTAAGAGAGGTGGGCGCATGGCATATCTGAAATTGATGAAGCTGCTCTATCTGTCTAACCGCCAGTCGATTTTGAAGCATGGCAGGATGATCGGCGAAGATAGCCTTTACTCTATGAAATTTGGACCAGTCATGTCGAATACGCTGAACTTGATTCGCGGTAAGGCTGAAGGCATTGGTGACTACTGGTACAACTTGATAGAGACGAACGGGCATAATGTATCGTTGCGTTCAGATCCGAGGGAAATGGATGCAGACGAGGTCTTTGATGAATTGAGTCGTGCAGATATCCGGATTTTAGATGAAATCTATTCTCGGTATGGGCATATGAACCGATTTGATCTCGCAAATATGACGCATTTAGAAAGCGTTTGTCCAGAGTGGCACGATCCTGGCAATTCTCGTAAGCCTATAGACCTGAAAGAAATGCTGATCAGTGAGGGTAAAAGCGAGGATGAGGCTAATCGCATAATTGGCAAAATGGAAGAATCTCAGAAACTTAAGGAATTTTCTTTGCAATTATCATGACGGATTATCAGCCATACAGGAAAGGAACTGTGCTTGCCCCAACTGGACCATGCAATCATCTTCATGTGATTTGTAATGATCCTGTTTATTACCCCGTTAACGATTGTTATTGTGTTTTAGTTGTTAATATTTCTAGTATCAAGGATGGTGTCCCCCACGATCCGTCTTGCGTCTTGAATTCTGGTGATCATCGCTTTATCAAGCATCCAAGTTATGTTGTTTACGCTGAAGCTATAATTTGGCGAGTGGATAACATGGTTAGAAAGCAGCGATCGGGTGAGATTTCTGTTCATGATGATATGCCAGAAGCTACATTCAATAGAATTCTGGACGGTTTTGATATCTCTGATGAAGTTACGCCAAAGAACCTTAAATTTAAAAATAAATATTGCGTATCATCTATTGATGATGAGTAAACAACAGGAATTGTTTCGGTATAACTTCTGGAGTTTTCTATGGAAGATCAAAAAGCAACCAAGCCACAGGTTAAGTTCGACACAATGAAAGCATTCGTAGGTATGGGTGCTGCTGTTGAAGTTCTGATGAAGGCTGCTCCTAATGCGTTCACTCACGCTACTGTCTCTGGTAAAGAGCAGCAGGGTAAGCTTCGTCGTCTCAAAGCAGCATGATCATAGCTGGTGCTTTTTGAAAACCCGCCTTCAGGCGGGTTTTTTCTTTAGTGATTTTCTTTGCCCTTCTGTTTGACTGTTCTGACCTGTTCCCACTCGATACGTCCTTCTTCTCGCCTTTTGTCTATGTATTCCGCAAGATCCTGAATATTGATGCAACGTTTTGCTTTTTGTGATGTGCCGATGCGATATGTTGGAACGGGCAACTTACAAGCGTTTGCTTTTGCTTCTGCCGTGGCTGGACTCATACCAAAGTACTTTTGGCTAACTGCTGAGAGTTCAATGTTTGGGGTATTGAATTCAGCCATCAGTAAAAACAAGGTGTTCATAATTTTCTCCATCAAAACCGGCTGCACCCGGGAAAATCATAATTCTGTGCTGGTGGCAGGAATTAATTTCTGCCAGATAGCGGAAACATATTTTGCCTGATGACGGGCATCAGCCAGGGCGTTGTGCCGTTCGCCATCGAAAGGCATGTCCATTTTGGGGTCGAATCCGATGGAACGCCCAAGCGTAACGATCGTGCGTACATCGTGGTCATTCCAGTATGCCCACGGGCAGATTTGTCCTGCTCGCTCATAAGCTCCACGTAAAATTACGTTGTCGAAGGTGGCTCCGTTACCCCAGACTTTTAAATATTTCGTATTGTCTGCGTGCCGGTTAATGAAATGATTTAGTTCTGAGAGAGCATCGCTGATCGACAAAGTATCATCAATACAGATTGCAGCTCGTGCTTCAGGGCTTTGTTTCAACCACCACAGGATGGTATCGCCGTCAGGTGTAGCTCCTTGCTCCATAGCACTTTCCAGGCTAACAACCGTATAGAATTCTTGTCCGATGTCTCCGATTTCTGGAGTGAAGAACACCGCGCCAATGGAAACGATCGGTGCATCCTTATTTTTCCCCATCGTCTCAAGGTCGATCATTAAGTTGTTCATCACTTCACCTCCAGCGGCGGTTCCGGTAGCGGCATCCAGTGAGTTGCTTGCTCAATACCATTACCCGGCTTAATCGTTGCATCTCCGCGCCGAAAGGTGCTTCCGGTATAGCGTGCGGAGCATATTAGCGGTTCAACCTGAGAGCTATCGAAATTCACCGAAATAAGCACGTTCTGGCCCTTTTCAGGCATTCGATCACTACAGCTTATCCAACTATCCGGAGTTCCCGGAGAGTTGCCATTTACATCGAAGTTTGGCTCTGCGTCCTGAACTAGGAGGATGTAACCATTTTTGGCTGTATCAAGTTCTAACGCCTCGGTGACGGTACCGAAATAGCGATTACCTAAATCAACATCACAAGTGCTTACATCAATGGAAACTTCCATGCCTTCGATTAATTCTGGCAAGTTGTAAGTTTGGCTTACAGGCTCTGCTTCCAGCGATACCAGTGCAATTCGTGCCAGTTCTTCCGCTTCTTCTGCTGGCAGTACAACGTTGCTGCCAGGTCCGTATGTTTCGCGCCACTGCTGGATTGTCAGCAGTCGCCCTTTGGTAATAGTGATCATGCCGCGTTTCCTTCTTTCTTATTAACAATCACACCGTCATATATTTCATTAAGGTGCCCTCTCAACTCCATGCGCCTTAATGCAGATAACATGTAATCGCATTCAACCTGCTTATTCCCAGTAAATGGCTTATCGTCAGGATTACCCCAACAGCAATTACCCCTGGGCCATCCATGTACTTTCCGTACTCTTCCGTTAACAACGTGAAGTAATCCCCAGCCGGGAGGTAAATCCTCAACTGAAATAATTTCCGGCTCACTAATAAAGAATCGCCAGTCGCCCATGCCAAGTGAGGGATTTTTACGGAAACGCTTTTTTCTATCTGCCAACAAGTCAGCACGAGAACACTTCGCCTCTATCAGGCATGATGCTGAATTTCTGAATCCCATAGCATCTGGCTGTTCTCCGGTACTGGTTACAGCAACAAAGCGGTCATGAAAGCAAACCTTGAACCCGTTGCGCTTAAGGAACTTGTACGCAATCTGACAGAGTTCGTGGTGTGTTAACGCCATATCACTCTCCTTTGATGCGAATGCCTGTTGCAATGCTGTTTATGATGCTGTCAGTGCATGGGGTAGAAAGCTGGGCATCTCCAGCAATTTTCATGACCTCAACATCTGCATATCGAATACCGAGGTGTATCAGACCGGCTATGCCTGACTTAAGCCGAGCATTTTCCATAAATAGAACTTTTGCCCGCTGTTTTTCTGCTTCAAGCTCAACGCGCAGCTTCCCTACCGTTAGCGCAATATCCTCGTTCTCCTGATCGCGGCTTTTGATGTATTGCAGGTTTCTTTCCTGTTCATCCAGCAGTGCCAGCACGGTAGCCGGGTTAGCCTCTGCTATGAATTCAGCGTTTGCATAAGCCTGAGCATCTGATTCAATCAGGCAGTTAACATGACATTCCGCAATCACGCCACCGGGTTCTCCTTTCCATTTTTGGCAAACAAAAACTCCTGTTAAATTGCCGTGCTGGTTAACAGATGTATGCCCTACGATGTAGCTTCCTTTAGTTGCTTTCTCTGCCTTTTCACGCAGTGCCTGATAGTTAATTTGGGTCACTCTTCATCCTCCAAGTCGGCAACGGCGTCCATCACATCAGAACCGCGAATAACCTCAAAAGCACGGCAGGCCATTTGAAATACCAGTTGCTCTTGCGGATGCGGTGATTCCCAATATTTGAATCCAGGGCGATGCGCGTACCCCATCATTGAATAAAAATCACCAGCAAGCTTAATCGCGGCATCAACAAGCTCTCTGTTAGTCATTCTTTTTCCGCTCACTGGTTGCCTCCTTTGCGAATCTGTTCCGCCCATTCTTCTAGGGATTTCTCCGCATATTCACCGGACAGGCCATCAATCGGGTGTGGTTCATTAGCCAACTCTTCTTTCGCTGACAGAATCATGCGTGTAACGTCGAAAACTTCACGTAAAGACTTATTGATAAATCCGTGATTGAAAGCAGCAGCAAGACGGCTTGCGGTATAGTTAATCCCCTCGTTGCGTGCTTCCGCACGAATTTCAGCCAGGAAAGCATCGGTGGCTGGAGTTTCGCTGTGGTGTAGGGCATCGTTGATAATCATTGCAGCAACACCAGCCTGCCCTGCATCCGTGACCGACACATGCTCAAGAGTTACGGCCATTGCGTGTTTCAGCCCCGCATTCTCCGCCGCCAGCGCCGAAAACTTCTCGTGTGCCAACTTAACAGCTGCATCAGCCTGCTTAATTGACTCAATCGCTTTCTGTTGGTCTTCGGACAGAGCCAAAATCTTGGCCTCCGCTTCAGCAAATTTACGCACCAGATATTCAGCATTTGTTTCATTCACTTTCAGATCTCGTGGTACACATTTCCCGCGAAGAAACCCTTCCATTTCGAAAACATTCATGCGCATGTGCGTAACTCCGATAACTCGTTAAAGCGCTCCATAAACATCCCGTAGGCATGGCTCGGAGCCAGTGGAATAACTTTGAACATTTCTGTTGCCGGGATACCTTCCAGTACTGGCCAGAAAGAGCCATCATCAAGCCCGAGATCGCGGCGTTCGGTTGCCAGCATGATGAGATCGGCATATTTCACAGGCGTGCTCATAACCGGGGGTAACCCGTATTTCTCACGGATTACGGCGTCTATTTTTTCTTCCATCCGTTTATAGTCAGGAAGAAGGCGTTTCAGTGGAGCGGGAATATCCTGGCAATACGCTTCTGTTGCATCATGCATTAACGCTTCAAAAGCAAATTCCTGCGGCACCAGCTGGCTGCAAAGCACCGCATGTTGGGCGACACTGTAGAAGTGAGAAAGATGACCGGCAAAGCGGCAGATATTTGAAAGGGAAACCGCGATATCGTTAATCACGATGTCGTCTTTATTTATCTTGTCATAATAAAAATGCTTCCCGGAAAAAGTTTTAATAAATGACATTTTGTTCTCCACGCATATGCGCTGCACCGCGCTGAGTTTGGGTAAAAGGAAGCCATCACCATCCGGTGATTATTGAGTTAATTACGTTTCCATAAATGCCCCCGCAGGGGCATTTGCAGTAATGAAATCAGGCGGTGAAAGTACCAATAAAGGTTTCTACTTTGCTGTCTTTGAATTTCTCAACAAGCAGATCACGAAATTCGTTAGCCATATCTTCCTGCACCGCTTCCAGCTGAATAATGCGCAGAACCAGTACAGGACGATCGCCAGTGATAATGCTGAGGCGTAATTTAAACGGACGTTCTTTCAGACCTTCAAACGGAACGCATTTAAA